TCAGCGACCTAGTGAAATCATATTGCCGTCGTACTTTTATCGATTACTTTAGTGATGTAAAAATTGAATTCTTTGATGGTGGATTTAAAGAGATCTTATTAAAAGAAACTCCCATTGTAAATGTATTATCAGTAGCCTATAGCGAAGACTATGGCAAAACATACACAAATTTAGTAAAATTCACAGACTGGGTTGCACGAGGCGACGCAGTAGTTTCTATTAATCCCAGCGGATTTCCTGAAGTAATAAACGGATATAGAGTAAATTATTTTGGTGGCTATGATGCTGTACCAGGAGATTTAAAACTAGCTGTACTAGATTTAATAGAATACTACTCGAGAAACAATGGTTCGGTACACAGTAGCCGAGACCTAAATCCTAATACTACACAAATTAATTATGTTAGTTCAACTAACCTACCTGCCCCAATTAAACGTGTACTAGACCAATATGTGGCGGATTTTACATGAGTATATCAGAGTTTAGCACAGTAATGAAAGCTAGAGCTTCTTTAAAAAATCTAAATGATACTACAGAAACTCTTGCATCTTGGACAGATGCTTTACAAAATAGTTTAACTGTTCCTACAGACATATCTAAGGAAAAAGCAAAGTTAGGCGTAACATCTTCATTGATGATACAAGATACTGTAAATCCGAACGATCCAAAAGCGCGTGGTATTTCTAACTTTAGAAATAGAGCAATGGCTTTAAGCCATAATGAAACAGTAGTTACTGAAGAAGGCTTGCGCAGACACTGGAAATTTTACAACTTAAAAATGCCAGTAATTACAGAGACTGGTGTTACTAAAGGTAGAGGCAAGTATGATAATACGCCTTTATTAAAAGCATACATAACATGGTACAATAAAAATTATAAAAAACGTAATAAAAGTACTTTAGAATTATTTTCTAATACTGGAACTACGGATAATGTAGAAGAAGCTACTGGAGTAAAGTATTCAGACACTTATACAAACACAGCTAGTGTTATGAAACAGTTTTTAAAAGCTTGTGGGTTAAGTGCAGAAGAACTTAAAAAGTATTCTGAAAATTTTGAAGTAGGTCATATAGAGTCTCAGGCATTTATAAGATTAAAATCTACATACCAAGCAGGTGAGTTTTATAACGGTAATTTCATTGAAAAAATGATTAAACTACACGAAATGCTAGATTTAGCTTCTAGTAGTTTGTTACCAGAGTACCAAGCTTTAACAGCTTCAGTATTAAAAGGTACAGAAAATAGAGGCAATCTTTTTGTAGCTGTAGAAATGCAGTTAAAAGGACAAGACGAGCGAAAAAGTAAAAGTAAATATGCAGGTATAGGCAATGTTAATACTAATCAAGGTTCTGGAGCATTGTCAAGAGCCTTAGGATTTGTAGCAATTTTAAGAGATATAGGTAGTAAAGAGAATTTAGTAAATCCTAAAGATAAAATGGCTGTTAGGCATATTGGCCAAGAGGCAGAAGTAGTAGCGGTTAAACTTCAACAAATTTATAAAAATTATAAAGAAAATATAAAAGAAGTTAGAAAAGCTTTATATAGTAGTTTTCCAAATAATAAAAAAGAAATTGCAGCCTTCTTAGTAGACTTAAAAAGTTCTAAAACATTAAGACAGCATATAAAAGAAGTTCAATTAGCGGCCTTACGTAAAACAACAGTTAAGCCTTTTATTGCAAAAATTAATCCAACACCTGTAAAGTCTTTTAATTCTACGATTGCCCAAGGCAAGAAGTTAGAAAAAGATATAGAAACAGCGGGTAGAAAAATAAAAAGTAGTTTATCTAAACTAAAAGCCGTAAAAACTAAAAAACCTGCCGCTGTAGGCCCCGCTTTAATGTTAACTGCTGATCCCGAGCAGTCTCAGGTTAATTTACCCGAATTGTTACTTTCAATAAATTCACAATTACAATGGCAAATCAGAGATAATATGGGTGATGGGGACCGTGACGATTTGCTTAATTATAGAACAGGAAGATTTGCTAGTTCTGCTACAGTAACTAGACTAAGTGAAAGTAGGCAAGGAATGATAACTGCATTTTATAGTTATATGAAGTATCCATACGCAACATTTAGCTCTGGCCCCCCAGTTGGGCGTCAGTCTTATCCAAAAAGCAGAGAGCCTAAGCTACTAATCTCTACATCGATTAGACAAATTGCACAACAAACAGTAGGCAATAGATTAAGGGCAGTAGCCTTATGACAAGAAGAATAAGTATTATAACAGCTTTAGCTGAAAAATTTAAAATAATAAACGGAACCGGCAGCTTTAAAAGTGATTTGTCTGATAATAGCTACCCTAAATTAAAATTTTGGGACGAAGTTCAAGACTTTCCTTGTGTATACAGTACAGCCGGTTCTGAAATAAGAGAATATCTACCAGGAGATTTTACTTGGGGACACTTAAACGTTAGTGTAAAAGTTTATGTTCGTAGCGAAAGCGAATCGCAACAATTACTTGAAGACTTACTAGACGACTTAGAAAATGTAATAGATGCTAACCGAGTATTAGTATATGACATTACTAATAATCTGTCAACTACTGAAATATTAATTCAGTCAATAACAACCGATGAAGGACTATTAACTCCTTATGGTGTCGGTGAGATAAATTTACAGGTGCGTTATGCACTCTAATTACCTAATAGTACCAATACAGATAAATGTCTAGTAAGTGTACTCCTGGGTTACTAACTACAAGGAATAGCTATGGCAGCAGTTAATTTAATTCGTAATAGTAGAGTCTTCTTTACTACTAACATCGACAGTTTTGGTCGTGTAAAAATTGGTGACTACAAAGATGCAGCAAGCGTCATGTCTGCATCTAATACTTTTGAAATTCAAGTGCTAGAAGGCATGAGCTTTTCACAAAATACTACTGTAGATACAGTTACACTAAATGAAGCAGGGGCAGCTCCTGTTCGTGGTCAGCGCAGTTTTAACACTGCACTAGAGCCAGTAGACTTTACTTTCTCTACATATATTCGCCCCAATAACACTGGTAGTTTAATTACTGCCGAAGAGCAGTACTTATGGAATGCTTTTGGTGGTGCAGCTAACCTTGGTGCCGCTGGTGCCGCTTGGACCTCTGCAGCATCTACTGGTACAGTAGGATTTACTAATTCTAATAAACATCAATTACTGCCTTTTGGCTTAATTATATTATTTGACAATGCAGGTTACGTTATTGATAACTGCGCTTTAGATTCTGCTACTATTGATTTTGGTATTGACGCTATTGCGACAATTGCATGGGCCGGTAAAGGTTCCGCAATTCGCGTGGTAGATGGTGCCGCAGCAAATACAGCAACTCCAGTTGCGTTTACAAACGTTGGATCAGCAACTAACTTTGCAGGGGCCAATAGCCCAGCAGCTAACACTGCGCTTGCTAAGAATACTACAGCTCGTTTTATTACTAACAAGTTAAGCACTTTAGTTGTTAACGACGGTATCAATGATTTTGTTGCCACTGCTGGTGGAGCCGTAACAGCCGTTACAACTCCTGGTGGCTCTGGATATACCTCTGCCCCTACAGTAGCTTTTGCTGCACCTACTAGTGGTACAACAGCTACTGGTACCGCAGTATTGTCTGGTGGAGCCGTAACAGCCGTAGCAGTTACTAATGGTGGCGTCGGAGTAGCAGCCACTGGTGCAACAATAGCATTCTCTGCTCCTCAAGTTGCTAACGGTGTTACTGCACTTGGTACAGTAACAGTTTCTGGTGGTGTAATAACTGGTATTGTTATTACAACAGCTGGTTCTGGATATACTACTGCACCAACAGCTACACTTGCTAATTTAGGTACACCAACTACTGCACCCGTTCTTGGCGCTGTAACTATCGGTACTTCTACTATTACTGGTGTTACAATTACTAACGCAGGTTCTGGATATATTACTGCTACTCCTCCAGCAATTACGTTTACTGGTGGTGGCGGTACAGGAGCAGCAGCTACTGCAACCGTTTCAGCTGCTACAGCTGGTGTTATTTATACTATTGCTTTAACTGGTGGAAACATCACTTTTGCTAACAACTTAACATATTTGACACCTGCTAACTTAGGTACAGTTAACTTACCTATTACGTACTTCACAGGTACACGTGCTATTACCGGTACTATCAATGCATACTTAAAAACAGGTAGTGTTGAAAGTGGTGGACTGTTATCAAAATTGTTAGCTGATTCAACTACAACAGTTGATCCTAAGTTTACAATTAATGTACAACTGGGTGGACCTAGTACAAATGCTACTGGTGTTGAAATTAAGTTACCTGCAGCTATGTTGCAGATTCCTACAATTAACACAGAGCAAGTTATTTCTACAACAATTAACTTTACAGCTCAAGGTTTTGCAGGTGCTGATTACGACATTACAGAGTCTAACGAAGCAACTATCGTTTACCGCGCCGCAGTTTAATTAACTGTTGCATTTCTACAGAGGCTGGGTTGATCTCCAGTCTCTCTTTTTAATCTTATTATAAAATGACTATTAATACTCTCTCTTTAAAAACACTGTTAGTTCCTTCCAAATCAGTACAGGTAGAATACCCTGGTATGCCTGGTTTTATGATTGATTTGGCATTTTTATCGCGCGAAACACTTTTGTCGATTCGCAAAAAGTCTACAAAGACTAGCTTTAAAAATCGTCAAGCTTCGGAAGACTTTAACGAAGATTTATTTTTGCAACTTTATGTTGAAAATGCAATTAAAGGATGGACTGGCTTTAAGCTAACTTATCTTGAACAACTAGCCCCAGTTGACTTAAAAGAGCAAGACATGGAAGCAGACTTAGGTTACAGCGCAGAAAATGCCTTGTACTTAATGAAAAATTCTAGCAATTTTGATGCGTTTATTAGCGAACAGGTCACAGACTTGGGAAACTTTTCGACGACCAGCTCCAGCAAGTAAATCTGCAGTTGGTTAACTACATTCAAAATATGAGCGTGTCAATGACTAAAGACCAATATTTTGAAATGTGTGAAATGTTAGGCTCAGACCCAGTAGAGTCTGAGATACCTGTTGAGTTTGATGATTTTCCGTTTGAAGTGCAACAAGCATTTAATGCATATAAAATGTTGCGAGACGAGTGGGATTTTATGAACGGAAACTATTTAGGAAAATCCCTTATAGGTATTAAAGATATTTTAGAAGCAACAGAGATTGATCCTTCTGAACAGAAGTTTATAGTTATGCTAATACGTATAATTGACAACGTAAGATCAGACGAAATCAACAATAAGAAAAAGACAAAAGAGCCTGCTAATTAAAATTAGCGGGCTTTTTTGCGTTAAAAATTTTTTGGTTTGACAACTGCGTGGTCACATGGTATAATGATCTCTAGTCAAGTTATCAAAAAATTTTGATAATATCCGAACAGGAGTAAGCATGAGTAACGATACAACAGTTTTACAAGTTAAGCTGGACGACCTAGGAACCATTGAAAAGAGTGAGCAAAAGCTTAAAAACTACAGAGGTACCTACGACTCACTTGATAAGCAGATGAGTAAAGGTCTTGGCGGTGGTAAAGGTACTAGTGGTTTTAAGAAAGCCACAATGGGTACTAACGAATACGACATTGCCAGAGGTAGTGCTGGTGCTACAGGTGCATCAGGACGAGACTTTGCAAACCAAGCTCGTGGGCTTGATGGATTAGTACGTCTATATGCTACTTATGCTGCTAACGTGTTTGCAGCCGGAGCTGCTTTTCGAGCATTAAGTGAAGCAGCAGATACTTCAAATATGATTCAAGGTATGAATCAGTTAGGTGCTGCTACTGGACAAGCACTAGGCACTATTGCTCAAAATTTAAGAAATGCTACCGACGGTGCAATTAGTATGCGTGAAGCTATGGAGGCTACTACAAAAGGTACTGCTGCGGGATTGTCTGGCAAACAGATGACTGATCTCGGTTTAGTAGCAAACAAAGCTTCTAAAGCTTTGGGTATTGGTATGCCCGACGCTATTAGTCGTTTGACCCGTGGTATTTCAAAACTAGAGCCTGAGTTGCTAGACGAACTTGGTTTATTTACAAAAATAGGCCCCGCCACAGAAAACTACGCTCGTAGCATAGGTAAAGCTACAGGTAGCTTAACAGATTTTGAAAGACGTCAAGCATTTGCTAATGCCGTGCTAAAAGAGGGCATGGATAAATTTAGTTCTATTGAAATACCTGCTAATCCTTATGATAAGTTTGCGGCTAGTTTAAAGGATTTAAGCTTTAAAGCATTAGAAGTTGTTAACAAAGCTTTAGTACCATTAGTTAATTTATTATCGCAAAATCCTGTAGCACTGCTTGGAGTTTTAGGTTTAATAGGTGCTTCAATAGTTAAGAGTGCTATACCAGCATTAGGACAGTACAGAGAAAATTTACAGAAAACTGCTGATGCAAGCCGTATGCTTTTTGGCGCCATGCACAGAGATATGACACAAAAATATATTGATATGGCTAAAGTAGCTGGTACCAATGCAGAAAAAGCCTTTAAAAAGCTACCGGCTACAATAGATAAAGTTTCAGCACTATCTAAAGATGCTACAACTTTTAGTAAAACAGCCAAAACAGATTATGCTGCATTAGCTGGTAAAGATCCGTTTGCTCTTACAACTGCAGAAATAGCATCTTTAGATCGTCGTGCTAGCGATTTAGCTAAACGAAATTCTGAAGAAGCCGCTAGGCTTAAGGCACATGTAGCTCAATTAAAAGCTATTCGTGCAGGTGCTAAAGATGCTGGTTCAATTGCATCGGAAGTTCTTATCAAAGGAACAGAATCAGGACTGACTACACCGGGTTCTAATGACATTATAAATAAACGTATACTAAACAAATTGTCTAG